ATGGAAATGCAATCTTTGAATCGTCCCGAGTGGTGGGCCTGCGGAATAGCGATGGCTAGTCTATTGATATCCGTGATAACGCTGTTGCGAGGTAGAACTCAGTTGCGGCTCTCAATTGGCCAGCAGGATCGGGACGACACGATAGTTGTGTCGAATCTCAGCCCTCATGCAATCGAGGTGGTCGCACTCGGGGCGGTGAAGCCGAACGGATGCTTGGAAGAGTTTTTCGAGCAACATGATCCATGGCTGGCTGGTCGTCATCGTTGACCACGCTCTGCTGCACGAAAAGCAGCTCAAGGCACTGGAAAATGGCGCTGCTTCCAACCAGGAAGCCAACGCGGCGGACGACATCATCGCTAAAACCCGCCTGGGTGGCCTCCCGATCGAGTACGACGCCCCGTTCTTCATCGAGGGTGGTGTTTGGGTGGGGCCTCTTTCCGTCCTGTCGATTTACTACCAAAACGAGAAGCGCCGTCGCCATGTACGCGATGAGCCGGACGCCGACCAGATCGCCGACTATCAGTCGTCGAACGAGGCGTATGTCGTGGAAGACTTCGGCGCCTGCGCCCTGGTCGAGAACATCGAGAAGGTCTAAGCCATGACCCTGACCCTTGCTCAACGTACCCGGCTGCGCAAGCTGGCGGCCAAGGACGCGGCCGCTACCGCACCGGCGGCCATGATGGAAGGCCTGACCAGCTATGAGCTGATGCTGGCCAAGCTCCAGCAAGACCAACTGCGCCTCAAGCAGGTTCAGTCAAAACAGGCCAAGGCCAGGCTGAAAAGCATTCTGTTGCCGGAGTACGTCCCATATGTCGTCGGCATCCTTGAGGCTGGCAATGGCGCATATGACGACGTGCTGACCACCGTAATGATCTGGCGCTTCGATGCCGGTGATTTCCCGGGCGGCCTAGACATTGCTGAGTATGTGTTGAAACACAACCTGCCAACTCCGAACCGCTTTTCCCGCACCACGGGCTGCCTGATCGCCGAAGAAGTCGCGACGGCCGCGCTCAACGCTCAGAAGGCTGGCGGGACTTTCCCGGTTGATGACTTGCTCCGCACTGCTCTGCTCACGGAAGAGCAAGACATGCCAGATGAAGCCCGAGCCAAGCTCAAACTTGCTCTGGCACGCGCAACGCTGCAAGGCCTTGACGAAGGCAACCCGGGCCCCCCTGGCCAAGTGGAAGCGGGCATCGAGCTGCTGCAAGAAGCCATCAAGCTCGACAACAACTGCGGCGGAAAGAAAGACCTGGAGCGCGCCGAGCGCCTCCTCAAGAAACTCGCTGGCCCTGCCAGCTAACCGAGCGTCCGACGCAACCCGGCGGCTCGGGGCGGATCAGCGGCCATTGGCTCAGCTGTGAAGCCCCGACCACCGCCGATTTACTCAGAGCGCCACCATGAGCGGATTCATTGCCGGCGGCCTGGTGCCAAGCAATTCGGTACCGGGCAGCCACATCAACAGCGACCCCTTCTGGCCGTCGATCGACCTGGACTCACTGCGGGAAACCCTGCGCATCGACTCCAGCGTCACCCCTGCTCGCCTCGAAACTGCTGTAGTTGCCGCAATCATCAGCGTGAACCGTGACCTGGCCAAGTGGCGAACCGCGAACCTGGCCGCGGGGTTCACGACCCTGGCCGATGTCCCTGGCAATGAAGTCCTGGGCGCGTCGGAGCGCCTCCACTTGTATGTGCGGGCTGTCGAGTGCGCGGCCGGTGCCGAGGTCTGCGAGCGCTACCGCGGCTACGACAGTACAGGTAGTGGCTCCAAAAACGCCGACGAGAACGCGCCAACCATCGACGACTACCGCCGAGACCAACGCTGGGCCATCCGGGATTTCCTGGGCAAGTCCCGCACCACGGTGGAGCTGCTGTGATGGTCGAGCAGAAGCGGACACAGCAAAACGACACCGTCGACGCACTGTGCTGGCGTCACTACGGCCGCACCGCTGGCGTGGTCGAGGCTGTTCTCGAAGCGAATCCCGGCCTGGCGACCCGCGGCGCGGTTCTGCCGGCCGGCCTGCTCGTCAACCTGCCAGAACTCCAAGCAGCCGCACCCGTTCGGCAGGTGGTGAGCCTGTGGGACTGATCGCGTGCACCAACTCGCAACCAAGGAAGGACACCCATGCCTGACCGTCCCGAAAGCTGGGCGTTCTTCGCGACCTGGCTGGAACACAACTGGCCCGGCCTGTACGCCGGCCTACTCGCGGTGCTGATTGCTGGGCTTCGAGTTATCTACGGCGGCGGTTCTCTCCGCCAACTGGTGATCGAGGCGCCGCTCTGCGGCGCGCTTGCCCTATCGGCTACCAGGTAAAGGTCGGGCTTGTCTCCGACGGGATTGCTGGGCCGAAGACTTTGGCCAGCCTGCAAGGCTCGAATACGCTGCAGCTGCTGAAACATGCCGACCTGGTCAGCGCGTCACAGCGCCTCAGCGTCTACGCCGGGTCAGACTTGATCGCTGAATGGCAGCCACCAGCCGCACCGGACGCAATGGCACTGGCGATGCCACACCCAGGCGCTTGCGGCGGCGCTGGGTGATCCTTTGCGTGCTATCGAGAACCAGCTGGCCGAGGACGAAGCGAAGGCCTTCAAACTGGCAGGCTACGCCGGTGATGTGCCGCTGACCGTGCAGGCCGTGGTAGACGCCGAGGGTGTACAACCCCTGGAGGCGGCCGAGTCGATCCTGCAGGAGGCGCAAGCCTGGCGCACGGCCTTGTGCTCGATCCGCGCGGCCCGCCTTAAGGGCAAGGTTGAGGTGCTCAAGGCAACCACCCATGCACAGGCCGAGGCCTATGCCGACACGGCAATCAACGCGATCCGCGCAAGCGTGGTCGGCGTCGGTAGCGCCTGAACAACCTGTAGCCCCCCTGGCTACAGCCCCCCACCATCGCATCCCGAGCTCGCGCGCGGCAGCCTGTGCAGTGTCATCCAACCACTGCACAGGCACCCAACCATGGCCGGCGATTATCACCACGGCGTGCGTGTCCTCGAAATCAACGAGGGCTCCAGGCCGATCCGTACTGTCTCAACCGCCGTTGTCGGCATCGTCTGCACCGCAGAAGATGCTGACCCAACGGTTTTTCCGCTTAACACCGCCGTACTGCTGACGAACGTCCAGAGCGCGATCGCCAAGGCCGGTACCAAAGGCACTCTGGCCGTCACTCTTCAGGCAATCGCCGACCAGACCAAGCCCATCACCGTTGTGGTGCGGGTTGCTCCTGGTGCAAGTCCTGCAGAAACCACCAGCAACATCATCGGCGGCACCAGCGCTACCGGCAAATACACCGGCATGAAGGCCCTACTGGCAGCTCAGTCCCAACTGAAAGTGAAGCCACGCATCCTGGCCGTACCTGGCCTGGACACCCTGCCCGTGGCTACGGCCCTGGTATCCATCGCGAAGCAGCTGCGCGGTTTCGCCTACCTCAGTGCCAACGGCTGCAAGACCAAGGAAGAAGCCACGGCCTACCGCGAGAACTTCGGTGCCCGCGAAGTCATGGTCATCTGGCCGGACTTCGTGCAGTGGAGCACCACCACCAACGCCAATGTCACTGCATCGGCCGTAGCCCGTGCGGTTGGCTTGCGCGCCAAGATCGACCAGGAAGTTGGCTGGCATAAAACCATCTCCAACATCCCGGTTGAAGGCGTGACCGGCCTGTCCGCCGACGTGTTCTGGGACCTGCAGAACTCGGCAACCGATGCCAACTACCTCAACAGCAACGAGGTGACCACCCTTATCAACGAGGGCGGCTTCCGTTTCTGGGGCAGCCGCACCTGCTCCGCTGACCCGCAGTTCGCCTTCGAGAACTACACCCGTACCGCCCAGGTAGTGGCCGACACCATTGCCGATGCCCACCTGTGGGCAATGGACAAGCCGATGCACAGCTCCCTGGTCCGGGATCTGCTGGAGGGCATTAATGCCAAGTTCCGCGAGCTGGTTTCTAACGGTTATCTGATCGGTGCCAGCGCCTGGTTCGACGCGGATGCGAACACCGAGGCCACCCTCAAAGCGGGCAAGCTCTTCATCGATTACGACTACACGCCTGTGCCGCCGCTGGAAGACCTGACGCTGCGCCAGCGCATCACTGATCGCTACCTGGCGAACTTCGCCAGCAACATCGCCAGCTAACGGAGAAAGCAGCAATGGCAATGCCTCGCAAGCTCAAAAGCATGAACCTGTTCAACGACGGCTCCGGCTACCTCGGTGTCTGCAAGTCCGTCACCCTGCCTACCCTCGCACGAAAAATGGAGGCCTACCGCGGTGGCGGCATGAACGGTACCGCCAAGGCCGACCTGGGCCTGTCCGACGACGGCCTCCAGATGGAATGGAAAACCGGTGGCCTGGAAGTGCAGGTGCTGCGCCAGTTTGGTGCTGTAAGTGCCAGCGGCGTGATGTTGCGCTTTGGCGGTTCCTACCAGCAGGACGACACGGGTGGAGCTGGATGTCGCTGAAAGCATCCAGATGGTCGGAATCTTGATGAAGAACGGCCTGGCCAGCAGCAGCGATCAAGCTTTTGACCTGGTCGCCGCCGTTCTGCAAAAGGTTTCGACCCAAATGCGTGGCGAAATCCCGGAAATTCTCCACGAATACTCTACGCACTTCCGGGGCATGGGCTTCACCGGCTCCGAGGCCATGAGCCTGCTCGTCGATATGGCCAAACAGGGTAAGTTCGCCCTAGACAAGACCGGCGATGCGATCAAAGAATTCTCGATCCGCGGATCGGATATGTCCAAGTCGAGCCAGGAGGCTTACGCGTCGATCGGCCTGAACGCCACGAAAATGTCCTCGGCGATCGCCAAGGGTGGGCCAACTGCACGTGATGCGCTGACAAAGACCGCCAATGCCTTGCTTCGCATTAAAGACCCGGCCGAGCGCGCTAACGCGGCCATCGCGCTGTTTGGTACGCCCATCGAAGACCTGGCGATCGATCAGATCCCCGACTTCTTGAAGGCACTTGCCGGCGGTACCGCCGCGTTGGGCGAGATCACTGGCGCCGCCGACAAGATGGGCAAGACCTTCCGCGACAACTTGAGCGGCGACCTGGACAAGCTCACCGGCACCTGGAGCGCAATGATCGGCTCGCTCGTAGACGGGCAGAACGGCCCTCTGCGCGATCTGGTCCAAACGGTGACCGGCATCCTGGGTGCAGCGCGCGCATGGATCGAGGCTAACCCGGAGCTGGCCGCCAGCATTGCCAAAGGCGCCGCAGTTGTGGCGGTTCTGGTAGCAGGCATGGGCGCGCTTACGGTCGCGATGGCAAGCATTCTCGGCCCGTTTGCACTGGCCAGGTACGGAATGTCCATGTTCGCCATCCAAGGCGGCGCGATGCTCCCGGTAGTAGGCAAACTGGTTGGCGCATTGTCCGGTACTTTGCTCACCGCCATCCGGGGGGTGTCCATTGCACTCTGGGGGCTGGCCACCAACCCAGCCACACTGGCTATCGCCGCTGCCGTGGCAGCCATTGCGGGTGCGGGCTATCTGCTGTACCAAAACTGGGACCAGGTGAAGGCCTACTTCTCGAACTCGTGGGCTGAAATCAAAGCCGGATTCAGTGGCGGGATTTCAGGCATCCTCTCTGTGCTCGCCAATTTCAGCCCGATCGGCCTGATCTACCAAGCCTTCGCGGGCGTGCTGAGCTATCTCGGTGTCGACATGCCAGCCCGTTTCACCGAGTTCGGTGGAATGATTATCAGCGGTCTGGTCAAAGGCCTGACTGCCGGCTTCGGTGCAGTGAAGGATGCCATCAGCAGCATCGGTACCTCGACCATTGGCTGGTTCAAAGAAAAGCTCGGAATCCATAGTCCGTCGCGAGTCTTCGCAGAGCTCGGTGGTTTCACCACAGAAGGCCTCGCCCAAGGCTTGGACAGAGGCTCCAAGGAACCTCTCGACGCTGTTGCCAAAATGGGGCAGCAACTGAGTCTGGCAGGATCGTTTGAGCTGAAGGCAGCCACCCTCCAGCTGGATGGCCCGCGGCCAGAAGTGCCCCGCCCGCCAATAGTCAAACCTCTGACAGAAAGTGCATCGCCAGCAACGCCATCTGAGCCCACAGACGGGCGCTCGCCTGACGCCAGCTCGCTGACCGCAGCCCTGGTCGGCATAAGCCGCACACTGGCCAGCGGCGACGACACCAGACTAGAAACCCCGCGACCGCCGGTTATCCAACCACTCGCGGTGACCTTGGCACCATCTGCTGCAGTTGAACCGGCACAAGGCCCAGCGCCTGATGCTAGTGCGTTGGCAGCCGCCCTGGTCGGCATGAGCCGCACGTTGGCCAGCGGCGGCGACGCCAGGCCAGAAACACCACGGCCACCGGTTATCCAGCCTCTGATCGTGCCTGCGACACCTGCTGCTTCAGTTGAACCTGCACCAGGTCCATCGCCTGACTCCAGCGCGTTGGCAGCCGCCCTGGTCGGTATGAGCCGCACGCTGGCCAGCGGCGACGACGCCAGGCCAGAAACACCGCGGCCGCCGGTTATCCAGCCTCTGATCGTGCCTGCGGCACCTGGTGCTGCAGCTGAACCTGCGCCAGGTCCATCGCCTGATTCCAGCGCGTTGGCAGCCGCCCTGGTCGGCATGAGCCGCACGCTGGCCAGCGGCGACGACGCCAGGCCAGAAACACCGCGGCCGCCGGTTATCCAGCCTCTGATCGTGCCTGCGACACCTGCTGCTGCAGCTGAACCTGCGCCAGGTCCATCGCCTGATTCCAGCGCGGTGGCAGCCGCCCTGGTCGGCATGAGCCGCACGCTGGCCAGTGGCGACAACGCCAGGCCGAATGCCCCGCGGCCGCCGGTTATCCAACCACTCGCGGTGACTGTGGCACCAGCTGCTGCAGTTGAACCGGCACAAGGCCCGGCGCCTGATGCTAGTGCGTTGGCTACCGCCCTGATCGCCATGAGCCGCACGCGGATCAGCGGCGACGACATCAGACCAGAAATACCGCGGCCGCCGGTTATCCAGGCTCTGATCGTGCCTGCGACACCTGCTGCTGCAGCTGAACCTGCGCCAGATCTATCGCCTGATTCCAGCGCGTTGGCAGCCGCCCTGGTCGGCATGAGCCGCACGCTGGCCAACGGAGCCGAGGCCAAGCCTGCGGTTCAGTTGATGCCTGCTGTCCAAGTGCAAGCCGCGGCTCAAGGTGGTGAAGGTGCATCAACCGGATGCTGGTTAGCTGATCGCCTCACGGCGCTCACTCAGGCCATTGCGTTGGTGAACCCCTTCCGCACCCAGACGGAAGCTGTGAAGCCAGGGCCTGCCACGCAGCCAGCAGCCAGGACCGAGCCCAGATACCCAGAAGAAGTTGCAACGCTGCCAGCAAACTTGGCCTTGGGAATGACGGTGGGTAGCAAGTCGCTGATTGGAGCGCTGACTGCCATGACACTGCAGCTGGCACACGCTGGTGGCGTCGATGCACGTCCGGAGATCCCGCAAGGTCCAGCTGTGCAGGCGCCAAGCGCAGGCCTTCTGGAAAGTCCCCCGATCGCGCTGACCGTGGACAACCGGCCACCAATCGCTGCAGCACCGCCGGTCAGCTACGACAGCCACGACGTTTATCACATCTCGATTCCCACAACCCAAGGCATGGATGCACAGGCCATCGCCCGGGCTGTCAGTGCCGAACTGGATCGGCGCGAACGGGAAAAGTCCGCACGTCAGCGCAGCCGCCTGACCGATCTGGAGTAAAGTCACATGATGCTTGCCTTGGGCATGTTTGTTTTCAGTCTGCCCACACTCGCGTACCAGCAGTTGCAGCGCCAGACCGACTGGCGCCATGCCTCCAACTCACGTATCGGCGCACAACCCGCGCGTCAGTTCCTGGGCCGCGGTGAAGATGAAATCACCCTGCCGGGGGTGCTGCTGCCGGAGCTGGCCGGCTCGATGATGAGCCTCGACGAGATCAGAGCCATGGGCAACACCGGCAAGGCATGGGCCCTGGTTGAAGGCACAGGCAGGGTATACGGCCTGTTTGTCATCGAAAGTCTCAGCGAGACACGATCTGTGTTCTTCCAGGACGGTACCGCCCGGCGCATCGAATTCAGCCTGACGCTCAAGCGGGTGGATGACGGCCGGGTCGACTTGATGGGGTCTGTAGTGTCGACCACATCGAACATACTGAGGGCGCTACTGTGACCGGACTTGACCAATTGGCCGCGTTCATTACGGATACGCGGGAGGGCCTGCAGCGTGACGGTGCCTACGGCGTGCCCGCTTTCCGGCTATCCGTGGACGGCCAGGACATTGCCAGGCTCATCAGCCCAAGGCTGATGTCATTGGAGCTCACAGACAATCGGGGCCTTGAGGCTGACCAGCTGAGCATTACCCTCAGCGACCACGACGGATTGCTTGAAATCCCGCCAAAGGGCGCCGTGGTGAAACTGTGGCTGGGCTGGAGCGACACAGGGCTGATCGATAAAGGGACCTACACCGTCGACGAGACAGAGCACAGCGGGGCCCCCGATTCTCTGAGCATACGGGCGCGCTCTGCAGACCTGCGCGGATCGCTCAAGACCAAACGCGAACGCAGCTGGAGTGCCGTAACCTTGGGCAAAATTCTCACTGATATCGCCACCGCTCATGACCTGACCACGAAAATCGCGCCGGACGTCGCAGCCCGCGCGGTGAAGCATCTCGACCAGGCCAATGAGTCCGATGCCAACATACTCACCCGCCTGGGTGAGCTTCACGATGCCGTCATCACTGTGAAGGCCGGTTGCCTCATCTGCCTGGCGGCTGGCAGCGGGAAAACTGCCAGCGGCATGGCACTCCCCCACATCACCTTGAGCCGCTCCAGCGGTGATGGGCACCGGTTCCTCCAAGCCGATCGGGATAGCTACGACTCGGTAAAGGCGTACTACTACGACATTGGCAGCACCAAGAAGCAGGAAGCGATCGCCGGCGGGGGCGAGAAAGTCAAAGAACTGCGCCACACCTACAGCGACCGTGATTCCGCCCTGCGAGCTGCGCGCTCTGAACTGAACAGGTTACAGCGCGGAAGTGCGACCCTAAGTTTTACGCTAGCCAAGGGGCGAGCAGACCTAGTTCCCGAGCTGACATACAGCCTGCGAGGGGTGAAAAGCGAGATCGACGCCATTGTCTGGCACGGGGGCAACGTCCAGCACAGCCTTTCATCATCGAACGGCTACACGACCAGCCTGGAACTGGAAAGCAAGCTGCCAGAGGACTCGGTCGAAGGGCTTTACCAGGACGAGAACGGCAACACATACACAGGAGTGGTGGCGTTTTATCGCGATAGAACCACCGGCAAAGAAACGTCAGTGATCGCTGGCGATTCCACCAGGCCTAAACGGATTAAGAGGGTTTACGACAATAAGGAAACCGCTCAGAAAGCAGCTGATCGGGAATGGACGGAAATGCAGGGTAGTTCTCGATAACTACCCTTCGAACAAACTTTTAAGTCAAACGATGGGCCAAGTCCACAATCTTTCTGTAGCTGCGCAGTCGCTCTGGCCCATCACCATTACAGTTGGCATAAAATACAGTTGAGCGCCACCCTTCTAGATTCTGTCCAAAGGAGCGGAAGTTCTGCTCAATTGACATTACCATAGAGTGATAGAACGACACCAGGTCAAAAATACTTTCCAATGAATTCAAAAATGAAAACTTGGTATTAACAAGACTGTAATCAAACGATTTTTGCAAATCGTCAAGACCCCTAGCACTAAAGAAATTGAGATATGCCTCAGATTTAGAGTTCTTGTAAAAAACAAGAAATGCCAACCAAAAGAAATTAACATTCCCTCCAATAGTGTCAGCCGCACCCTTAATTTGCTGAATGTAGTTATTGATCTCACGCAAACCGACATCAAAACATTTAGCCAACGCTACAACAATCAGTTGATTTTCATTATAACCATCAAGATCGCAAACAACCGTACAGCGGTCTGGATAAAAGGCGTCTTGCCCCATCCCCCGTGCCGACTGGTAGTAGAAATTATCTACACGACCTGTCACATTTATATTCATCGAAATCGAAGGCACGGGCGGCAGTATACTTTGAACCAATGGGAAGATATTTTCATTATCCAACCTAAACTCGGCATCAAAGAAACGATTCAAGTAACGTTCCGAATGGAACCCTTGCCCGTATACAGCTCGAATCGAATGCGCAAGCTGTACAGAGTCGGAAGCAATAACGAACCTACAATCTTCCAGCTCGAAGAAATGCTTAATGCGTTCCAGCAGTTCGATTGCGTATGTGGGCCTACAGCGATCTAGCTCATCAATAAAAATGAAAGCGGGCGCCTTCAGGCTCCGATTCTCAGCTGCTTGGGACAACCTCCGCGAAACTTCCACCTTAAAATCTTTTACGTTCTGCTTAGTTTCCATCTGATCTTTAATCAGAGACTCAACAACACTTCCTGTAGCTTCTTCAGCACCCTCGCCGAAAAGATCATTTAGCTCTACGCCACTAAACTTTTTGAAGAGCCCCTTTAAAATCAGCGGACCGGCCTTTTGAACCAATAATGACCCAGCATTAATTACACCCTCACCGACTTTCGTAGAGGTTATATCAACAGGATCACGCAACTGATCTTCAATGCAAGCAATCAACGCCACTAACGGCTCGGCAGAATAATCAGTCTCCCATGCATTGAAGCGGACGCAAACATGCTTCTTAGAAAGCGTCGCAGCCCAACGCTCCAAAAAAAAAGACTTTCCAGTACCCCAAGGTGAGTTTACATTCAGTACTTTGACGTGCGCATTATTTAAAATGTATTTAGTAAGGAAGTCAGCGCTTGGCTTCCTATCCATTTGGTCATCTTGCCAAACACCGTCCATAACCCCTCCTTTTGATGGGGGCTTGTCAGCCAAACCCCACTATAACCCCTTACTCAGATGACTTTCGAAGCACCTCCAATACCCTCATCAAATCTTGTCGCCGCTGCTCATCCAAGCCGCGTAATAATTCGATAAAGAGGCGTTCCAACTGGGTAAGGCTTTCCATCATAGGTACTCCATTTCCATAAGACATATGCGACACCGAAGACACCGCACACAACCAGATGGAAAGTCGAAAGAACCCTCCCAAAAATATTAACTAAATAGGGGCCGCCATGAACCAAGTGCCCATCTGATCTGTTGACTTAATGCTCAATCTGACCTGCCCGTAGGTTTCTTTGCTCCCTTTCATCATTTCTGGCAACTTCTTGAACACATCGCGATGATTAGCCTCCGGGGCAGCGGCAGAAAGCGCAGCAGTCCCGATTAGCATGATTTCCACCCCCGACGAAGGCGAGCCATCACCAACGCCTATCAGCATCACATCGACTATGTCACCCGTATCTTTTGAGACCGTCAAAATCAATGAGGCGAAAGGCCCTAAATTGGCCTTGAGCACATTTTGTACATCACCTGCCGTAATCTCAGCGGGATTGACTCGGTAAGGCTTTTCAAACTGTTCGAGCAGCGGATTAATCCGATCAGCATAAACAGCTGGGGTCATCTGCAAAGATTTAACCTCAGAACTCGCTGGGATAACTTCCTGGTCAGCCGCAATTGGGGCGCTTGCTTGGTCAGGTTTTTTGCTTTCTACAATCCCTGTAGATACAGCAATTCCGGCGATGGCAACCGCCATGAAGCAACAAGCAAAACTACCCGCCACTTGCCTGGTCAGCCAACCACTCCCGCGCTTCTTCATTCGACCTGCGAGCCACCACCAAGTAGCCACGCCCACGCCGAGGCACAAGACCCCAACCAAATCATCCATATATCGTCCTCGACATTCGACCGGCCCCCATGGCCGGCAACAGCAGTCCTTTCAGCTGAGCACTGTCAGCTGCTTGTCACTTGTATAAGTTCGCTTTCGCGAAAGCTCGCGCAGTGCGTTGCAACACCGCCCGGTCCACCTCGTCAACCGATCGTAGGATCTCCACGAACTCTGTTTCCTCAGCCGTGAAGCTGGAGGACGGCGGCAAAACCCTCACGCCGGTAATCACGTATAGAACGTCCACGCCCTGCGCCGCTGCGGCCGCAAGGTAGTTTGAATCAGGGCTGCGTTCACCCTTTTCATAGTTGTACTGGGTGTTTTTCGACGCCCCTGCAAGCGCAGCAAAATCCGTCTGGTTCAGCCCCAGCCGCTCACGTTCTTCTTTCAGACGCTCGCCAATTCCCACAAATGTCTCCATAGGCGACTGACTTTCCCACTAACGAGGGAAATAATCGCCACAGCATCACACGAAACCACACGAAATCACACGAACCGAGACTATGCCCAACAGCTACCCCACCGAGCAAGCGTGCCAAGCGGCCCGCGCTCGAATCGCGCGGCAAGGAATCTCAGCGAAGGAATGGGCCGAGCAGCATGGCCTCAGTCCCTCAACCGTATACGCCGTCCTCAACGGGCAAAAAAAGTGCCTTCGAGGTGAATCACACCGGGCAGCTGTGCTGCTTGGGATCAAAGATGGCGAAGCAGAAAAGTAGTCACCCTGGCCCAAGGAAGAAACCAGAACATGAAATCTCCCGTTCTAGAAACCCTGCGCCAGGTTGTGAGCGCCGTTGTGTGCGCTTATCCAGGCGGTCGCGAATGCGCTGCACAACGCCTTGGGCTACAGCTCAAGCAGTTCGACAACCGAGTGTATGAAAACGCCGGTAGCCGTCCGCTGGCTTACGACCAGATCCACCAACTGGAGCAGGACATTCAATCGACTCACCTTCCCGAGTTCATCGCCAGGCTCTACGGCGGCATGTTTGTGCCCCTGACCAAAGCAGAAGACCTCGACAACGTAGAGCTATATCAGCGGTCGCTGAAAACCGACTCGAAGCTAGGACACATCGACCAGCTGATTGCGGCGTCGATTGAGGATGGCGTGATCGAGGCCCACGAAGCGCTGGCCATCATCCAGGCCCTCACCCGCTACATGGCGGCACGAACGGCAGAGGTCGCAGCGACCATTCAGCTCTACAGCAAGCCGGCAAAGCGGGGGCGTAGGAAATGAGCAGCGCCTACAAGCTTGTATGCCCCCACTGCAACAGCAAGATGCGTATCCGTACCAGCGAAAGCGGAACACAAGGTTATGGAAACCTTCCGCGCCCAGGTGAAGGTGCATGAACAGGCTCTGCGTGAACAACGCGAGATCCGCATCGAGCGGATCATTAAGAATCACGCCCAAATGATGGCCTTGGTCGACGCGTTACGCGTCGTGGTGCCGATGAGCGACGGCCAGCACGAAAGCACACTGCGCGAGCTCCGGGCCATGGCCGTAGGCCGTCAGCACGCGGTGAACGCTGACCCGAAAGAGGTGGCCGAGTTCTGGGAAGTGTTCGACTACCTGCAATCGCTGAGCGAAGACCCGGTGGTGGACCACAGCAAGAATGCCGAGCTGATCGCCGTCCATCTGAACGAGTTCTGCGAACGCGCGGCCGAGCACAAACAGAAGCTGGCTGACGCCACCACCCTGCGCAACCTGCTGCGTAACAGCAAGTCACGCCCTTTTGTCAGCAACAACCACGCCGTAGACAGCGCGGTGCGGGCGGCATTCAACAGCCGTACCACGGCCGCGAATCTGCGGCCAACTACCGTGAAGTGTTGGACCTTCAAGGCCGCTAAGGCCGGATGAACCATTAGCTGCCCCAGAATCAGCTGAACAATCTTCTAGACCCGGTAACGGGTCATCCCTGAGCACGGCCCATAAACTGGGCCGTCTTTTTGTTTTCGAGTAATGAAATGGCAGCTGGAGTCGAAGTTCGCGGCAACCACGTCCGCGTGTATTTCCGTTACCAGGGTGAACTGTGCCGGGAAACCATCCCCGGCGATGCCTCGCCCGCAAACCTGGCCAACGCCGAGCGCCTGGTAGGAATCATCAATTACGAGATTGAGGCCGGCAGCTTCAACTATGCACGGCACTTCCCCGACTCGCCGCGAGTCAAGAGCAACACCCTTGGCCACTACATCGATCTGTGGCTGGAAATAAAGGGCAACCAGATGGCAGCCAGCGGCTTCGCCATGTACCGCAGCCGCACCGAGAAGCACATACGCCCGCGCTGGGGCGACCAGCAGGCAGATCGAATCGACCACCTGGACATTCAGCACTGGGTACAAACGGTCCTGATGCCCAAGCTACACAACAAGACAGTGCGCGAGATCGTCAGCCACCTGCGGCAAATCTTCCAGCTGTACCGCACGAGGAACCGCTTTGCCTTCGACCCCACCGACGGGATCACAATCTCACTGCCCGATGCAGATGACCCGGACCCGTTCACCCGGGAAGAAATCACGGCGATCCTCGGCCAGCAGACTGACCGGGAGCAGGAAATCAACCTGACGGAGTTCATGATCTGGACTGGCCCCCGGGTCAGCGAAGCGATGGCTCTTGCTTGGGAGGACGTCGACCTGGTGGCCGGCACCGTGGAGATTCGCCGCGCCCGGGTGGCCGGCCAGTATAAAGTGACCAAGACCCGGCGCTCCACACGCAAGGTCAAACTGCTCGCTCCAGCCCTGCGCGCGCTGCAAGCGCAAGCCAAGTTCACCCAGCACCTTGCGCCGGAACTGATCGAGGTCGTCGATCGCGACAATCGCACAGTACGGGAACAGCGCGTGCGCTTTGTCTTCCACAACAGTGCCACTGGTGAGCCGTACCGCTCTTCCGATGTTTTGCGGCATGGCTGGTGGATCACGCACCTGGAAAAAGCTGGCGTACGCCAGCGCGGGCCGAACACTTGCCGGCACACCTTCGCCAGCCAGATGCTGAGCAGTGGTATAGCCACGCCGGAGTGGATCGCGGATCAGATGGGGCACACGTCGACGGCGATGATCTTCAAGCACTACGCGAAGTGGATCAGCGAGGACGGCCCAGATGTGGTGGGGTTGTTGAATCAGGCGCTCAGATTGACCTGAACGCACAAAAAAAGGGGCCGCAAGGGCCCCTTTCTTCTGCCTGTCATTCCCAAAGTGTTCCCAAATCGCTCCCATTTGAGGGTCAAGCGGCGGCGAACACCAATAAAATCAAGCACTTGTATGGCGGAAGCGTAGAGATTCGAACCTTTATCTAAGGTTCAACCCCATTACCCTTACCTCGGCTAAAAGATTGGCTTCATCCACTGCAGCTGTCAACCCCAAGGAACTTGGGGGCTTCTGAGGAAATCTCCTCTCGAAAGTCTTGTCACCTCAAAAGGCGCAACTCGTTGCACCTTATCAGTTGCGCCTTATCTCGAAGCATAGGACGCCCTAAAATCCGTTAGGTTTCTTCCATCCTGACTCCAGCGCGCTACTTGGACATGAGCGACGAAGGTAGCTAATCGCTGATGTGGCTGAGCAGAACCCTAATGTTCTGCCCGCACCACACCAAAGTAGCAATCTGATATCATTCTTGGCGTTGACAGCACTCTCATTGAGCTAGACAGCTCCCTGGACACGCCGCGACTCGCAAAGGAAGAGCAAAGAGGAATGCAAACCCCGCCATCGACCACATCCTCAGCACCTGGGCAGTATTACGGGTTTTCGATCCAACCGACGAGACAATGCCTTCATCTGCTGCTCGCACCTGCAGGCTCTGTTGTGGCCTTGGAGGTTCTAGATGACACCGATGTCGTCCAGCCTGGCGGCGAGGTCATAGTCGAGCAGTCCAAAAGCGGACTGGTAACTAACCCAATATCAGATTGGTCAATCGACCTCTGGAAGACCTTCGCCAACTGGATCGATGCAATCGAGGCAGGCCACATTGACCTGGCTCGTACCCGGTTTCACTTGTACGTCGTACAGCAAAAGCAAGGTGAAATCGCAGATCTTCTAAAATTCGCGCACTCGATTAAGTATGCTCGTGAAGCCGTTGAGAATATCAAAAAACGGTTTAAGAAAGAAAAACCAACCGGTTGCGAACAATATTTAAAAAAATTCCTAAGCTACGACCCTGACAAGCTATTCCAACTCATCGTCAAATTTAGTTACGACTGCGGAGACAGCGACCCGATAAAACCAATCAAAGACATCTTGCGAAACACTGTTGCCGAGATATCTTTAGATGAGGTCTGCTGCACTGTAATAGGCTGGGTAAAACTACGCTCGGATGAACTGATCGGCGCACGCAAGCATGCAGGCCTTGAGAAAAATGCATTCGCTGATTGGCTGTCTACCTATTGCTCAAAATTCTCCTACGAATACCTTCTTACCTATACCGTCCCTTGCCCCGAGCGCTTGGAGGTTGAAGCCAACATCACCAAGCACCCTGTGATGATGTATCAGCTTGAACTGATCGAACAAGGCCAAAGAGAAAAGCTCAGGGCAATGGCAGATTTCATGCGATCCAAAACGGGCAAAACTCGTTGGGCAGAGATCGGATTCATTGTAGAGTCGCAATTTGAAGACTATGTAGACGATCTGAAAAAACTTTGGCGAAGCAACTACTTAGACATAAAGGGTTCTACATCAGAGCTTACCCAGGTAGAAAAAGGCGAGTCATTATTTTTGAGATGCCACGCGCTAAACCCTCCGATAAATGGCAAGAGCGCACCGGACTACTTCCCTCGAGGCACCTTCCATTACTTAGCTGACAAACAGCTAATTGGCTGGCACCCCTCCTACAAAGAGCTGCTAGAAAAAAAACTCAACAGCATCTCGTAGAACGAAACCGAACAAAGGAAAACAAGATGGAAGTCAAGGATGCGGCCTAATCAAGACCTCGACGAAATTTACTTGATGCAGAATCCTGCTTTAGGTGCTTCGCTAGTTTGGCGATTTACAGAAGGCTACGCCCCAAAAGGTAACGGCCCACTCCCTTGCATGCCTTTGCTCTTCATAGTGCTACCAATCCTATACCACCAAGAACTTCGGGATGCAGCCAAGTCAACTTTCCCCTCCTCAGGATTGCGCGTCTTTGCAGGGAAGTTCAAGGGTGAACAGGAAGTTCTATACGGCATTCAAGGCCGAATGCTAAAACTCAAAGAGGTGACTTTAGCCTCGATTTCCATTGCTATTCAGTGTGGTTTGATCTCTCTCAACACAGCGACCGCAGAGGTGGAGAGCTTGAGACCTAAAGCCCCTACTGACTTGAACGAAAAAATCAAAAACATGCTTAGGTCTTCTGAAAAGCTAGGCCAGTGGTGCAAAACTCTGACGATACAGGAAGTTCAAGCAATTCTAAGGATTAAGCTGTAATGAAACTACAAATTCGCAAGCTCATCCTTTGGCCAAAAAATGGTGGAGCTTACAGAGAACTTGAGTTCGAGGCGGGCAAGGTCAACATCATCAGCGGCTCTTCAAAAGCCGGTAAGTCAGCTGTCATCCCTATCATCGATTATTGCCTAGGCTCCGAGCGCTGTGCCATCCCGGTAGGTACCATCCGTAAAACCTGTGAATGGTTTGGGATCCTCATTGACACTGACGAGGGTCAAAAGCTTCTCGCTAGGACTGAGCCTGGAAACCAACGCTCAACAGATGACATGTTCATCATTGAGGGGCAGTCAATCGAAATTCCCGAAGCGATTGACTGCAAAAACACCAATCGTGACAACGTGAAGGAAATCCTCAATCGATTGTCAGGCTTGCCCAACCTCGGCTTCGGCGATGACCCGGCTGAGTTCGGCTTCAAAAACCGACCAAGCTTTCGCGATTTGATGGCATTTACCTTCCAACCCCAGAATATCGTAGCAAACCCTGATGTCCTTTTTTACAAAGCAGATAGCTATGGCAACCGTGAAAAGCTGAAAAGCATCTTCCCGTTCATTCTTGGGGCAATCGACTCAAAATTATTAGTAATTGTCTGGGAGCTCAAGGAGCTGAGGAAACAGCTCAAGACGCTGCAAGGGGAGCTCACGGCGATTGAAGCGGTGTCGAAACAGTGGAAAGCTGAGGCGAACGTCTGGTTTTACCGCTCCCGGGAATACGGATTGGTGGACGCTACCGTCCAGCCCCAGCCTGAGTGGTCAGACCTTCTTATGCAGCTGCAGGGAGTCGCCCACAAATCGTCCCGTGACGCGGTTATCACCCCCGCTGCTGCCGAGTCGTCATCGGAAGTTCTGACCATGCTGCGGGAGCGCGAGACGCTAATTGGCGACAACATCTTCATCAACAAGCAAAAGCTGGAAGATCTTAAGGAAATTAAATCGGAGGCGAAACACTATTCCTCTTCGCTTGAAAAAATCGGGCAACGTCTCTCTTTGTCTACCTGGCTCAAAGAGCTCGCTGCTAATAGCTCGGACACGAATCCCCTGGTGTTTCCCACTCTCACTCCATCAAGCCAGCTCACGGAACTGTGCAATGCCCTCAAGGAGATTGAGCAAGTGGCCAGCTCGACACCAAAGGTGTCGGCATCTGTTGAGAGTGAAATCGTCCGGATCCGCAACCTCATCCGTCAAGACAGCGACACACTAGCTGCTATCCGGACAGAGATCAAAGGCATCGAAACCCTCGACGAACTTGTCACTAAACACTCATTGCGCATGACGGAAATCGACCAGTTTCTTGGCAGCATGCAGCAGTCAATCAAGACCTACACAGAGGCACGAGCAGACTCGACGCTCACAGAGCGAGTGAAGGCTCTTGAGGAGCGCATCAAGCTGTTGGAGCCCCAGGTCTCAGACGCGACAGTAAAACTGAAAACCACGCAAATCCTGGAAGAGATCAGCAAGATCTGCGCGCTGATCACTCCCCACCTGGATGCGGAGTGGGCGGACGCCAAAATCACTCTTTCCATCGCTGACTTGGCGATCAAGGTAAGACATGACGGGCGCGACGACTTCCTTTGGGAGGTAGGGAGCGGGGCTAACTGGCTGGCCTATCACATCGCCATGCTGCTCGCGCTCCAACTCTATTTCCTTAAGAAACCGGATCACTCGGTTCCCCACCTGCTGATCTTCGACCAGCCTAGCCAGGTCTACTTCCCCGTGAAAAGCGCTGTGCGCAAAGGAAAAGGAGTGGACGACAGCGGTGATATTGAACCTGTCCTTGACGATGAAGACCGCGATGCAGTTCGTAAGGTGTTTAGTGTTCTTGCCAGAGGGGTCAATAAAGCAAAAGGCCGCCTACAAATCATTGTTCTCGACCACGCAGGCAGCGAGGTTTGGGACGGCATTGAAGGCGTGAGCTTGGCCGAAGAGTGGCGGGATGGAGAAAAGCTTGTGCCGCCACGGTTCGAGCGTTGA